TGATTTCAATTCACAAGTTCGTGAGTACATCCGTGCTAAGAAATCAATTGACATGCTAGAAGGCATCACTAAAAAACTTCGTGAAACTTTGTTTGCACAAATTGATTTGCAGGGCGAAGAAGACCTAAATGGTAACGTAGTTCTTCCTCTCGGAACTGACATTGAAGGCTATGTAGGCATCGAAAAACAGCGTCGTGTAAGCCGCAAACTTAACGAGGCTCTCGCAGAAAGCATCATTGATTCAAAAGGAATTGGTGATTCTATTTACGAAGTAAAACGAGTTATTAATGAAGAAGCATTGATGGCAGCGTATTACAACGGAGACCTTACTGAAGAAGAACTAGACGACATGTTTCCAGCAAATGTTACTTGGGCTTTGAGGACTTTAAAGAAATAACATGCCAGGATTACGTAGCGATGCCGAAATACTTAGAGCTTTTGATGGTTTAGACACTATACCAGGCTCTAAGAAAAAACGTCGTGAAGATAACCCAGTAGCAGAAAAGAAACGTAAGCAGCATTTTGGGGAATCTAACGGATGGGATGCAAATCCTATGGTTAAGTTTTTCTTTGGCAAAGAAACAGAAATGTTTACTATTAGTGCTTTGGCGCATGCTTTAGAAAAAGAGATTGTAACTATTCGTTTATGGGAGAAAAAAGGTTACATACCAAATTGTCCCTATCGCTTGCGTTCAAAAAGTTTAAATGGTAAAAAAGTAAGTGGGAATCGTGTTTACACGAGACCACTAATTGAATCAGCTATAAAAGAATTCGCACGACGTGGACTTTTGGGTTCATCTCGTGTAGAATGGAACCAACACGAAGACTTGACACTTGCACTTGTGGCTAAGTGGAAAGAAATCGTGGAAACTGAGAGTCGAAAGACCTCCGAATAACTGGACGAAAGTCCCAACAGAAAGATAACAACAATTATGGCAATTAACCGCCCAATTATGGATGCAGATGCTTACCTTCTAGAAGAAGATGAGCCTACTGCAACACCAAAGCACGGCACCACTGTTCAAGCTGGTGGCTGGGCTGCAGCAAGTGCCTTCTTGAAGAAGAAGGCATCAACTTCAGATAGCAAGTATGCTTCGTTTATGAAGTTCTCAGAGCAGGGCTCTCTAGTACGTTTCCTTGATGACGAACCTTTTAAGGTTTACGAGGAGCACTGGGTTGACCGCACCGAAGGTCGTCGTTCATTTGTTTGTCTAGGTGACGACTGCCCACTATGCACCATCGCAGGCGACCAGCCTCGTCCTAAGTTCGCCTTTAACGTTATGGTATTGAGTGAGGAAGAGCCAACCGTTCAGGTTTTGGTTGCTGTTCCAACTCTTGCCAAGCTTCTACAGGCTGCACATGAAGACCCTAAGAAGGGCCCTCTTACTCGTTACTACTGGGAAATCAAACGCCTTGGTATGGGTCGTGACACACAGTACACCCTTGAGCGTGTACGTTCGACAGACCTTGCTGAAGAGTTTGAGCTTGACCCAGACGATGTTGCAGCAGTAGTTGAAACAGCTGTGCGGTATGACAGTTCAGTAATCTCATCAACGCCTCGTGAGGAACTGCTAACTATCGCTCGTGGACTAGTTTCCTAGTCCTTTCCCCAGCTACAGGAGACCAGGGTCTTCCCTCCCTTCTTCCCTGGTCTCCTGTACATTTTATTTTGAGGCGCATTATGAACATCATCACAACTATTGAGCAACTACAAGAATTTGTTGAGTATTACTCCAAAGTAGATGCTTTTGCATTTGACGTAGAGACTATCGGTGAAAACCGTTTATACCCAGTAATCAATGATGTTTGCTGGATTTCTTTTGCGACTGAAGGTCGCACAGACGTTATCCCCATGGGTCACCCAAATGGTGAGTTTACTGGCTGGAAGAAGCCCCTATTATTGGCAGGTCAGCGTCGTCTTGCTGAGGGCAAAGAACTTACAGATGTTCACTATTCTAAAGACCAAAAGAAGTGGACAGCTCAATTTGATGAGCCACCTGCACAGCTAACTCCACGTCAAGTGTTTGATGGTATTGAGCCATTGATGTTTGGTACTCAGCTAAAGATTGCTCACAACGCTAAATTTGATTTGAAATCAATTGCTAAATATTACGGGGGTAAAATCCCTAGCAAACCTCATTTTGATACGCTTATGGCCGCAATGATTACCAATAACTTGAATAAAAACAGTTTGGGATTGAAAGCCTGTGTTGAGCGTGAACTTCGTATCGAAATGGAAAAGGGCATAGGTGAAAATGTTGCCCTACATTCTTTTTCAGATGTTGCCAATTATTCTGGTATTGACTCCCAACTTACTTGGGAACTTTACAAAGTTTTGTCAAACAAAATTACAGGCAACTTGCGTAAAGTATGGAAGCTAGAGATGGATGTGCTTAGTGCACTATCTGACATGGAACTTGCTGGTGCTTACATTGACCAAGAAGCGTTAGACATTCTTGCCGAACAAATTGGCAACGATAAAGAAGCTGCTAAAGCTAAAGCATTTAAAGTTGCTGGAGAAGCTTTTGCAATTAACTCTGTACCTGTTCGTCAAAAACTTTTGTATGGTCCAGGACCAAATGGTGAAGCACCTCGGTTACCTATGCAACCAAAGTTTGGTAACACACTTACTGACAAAGGTCGTGTAGCTTATAGGTCAAAGCAACCCCTTAGCTATACCCACTTTTCAGTAGCATCAGATGCCTTAGATTTTTATCGAGGTAAAGATGAGCTGGTAGATGCTCTTTTGGAGTACGCTGACTTAAACAAGCTTATGACCACTTATGTAACTCCGTATAAAGGAGGCATGGTTGAACGTGAAACTAATGGTAAAAAAACTCTTACTGAAAAACGCTCATTGCTTATTAATGGTCGTGTCCATACTAATTTCAAATCACATGGCGCTGAAACAGGTCGTCTAAGCTCCTCAGAACCTAACTTGCAAAACATCCCATCTTCGGGAGAATACGGAAAACTAGTTCGCAACTTGTTTGTAGCACCTCCAGGTCACAAACTTGTGGTTGCTGACTATTCCCAAATTGAACCACGCATTATCGCAGCATTCTCTAAAGACCCACGTTTGGTAGATAACTACCTAACTGGTGGTGACATTTACACCACCATCGGTAATACTATGGGAGTAGACCGCAAAGCAGGTAAAGTCCTTGTTCTTGCCATTTCTTATGGTGTGGGACCCGACAAGATTGCTACTTCTATCGGGTGTTCCCTTAAAGAAGCTAAGGAGCTTCTAGCTCGTTTTGAAAAAGAATTTGCCTCTATCTCAAAATACAAAAATAGTGTAATTCGGTTAGCTCGCAATAAAGAGCCCCTACCTTATGTAGAAACCTTGTTTGGTCGTAGGCGTTACATTCCTGACCTTTTGGTAAAAGACAACTTAGGGCTACTTGCTCGTGCAGAACGCCAAGCATTTAACACTATGATTCAAGGTTCTGCCGCAGATGTTATGAAACTAGCTTTAGTTCGTGCTCACTCATGTTTTGTAAATGAGCCTGATATTAATGTAGTATTGACAGTGCATGATGAATTGGTAACTATTTGCCCAGAAAATCGTGCAGATGAAGTTGCTGAAGCTATTCGAGAATCTATGGAAGGAGTCTCATTGCCACAAATTACTGTCCCTCTAAAATCAGAGGTGTACATTGTAGACAAGTGGGGTGAAGCTAAATAATGTTTGGAAAAAAGAAAAAACGTATAAAGCTGACCATGGCAGACATGTCTGCTCGCACTCGTGCTTTCATACTTGATTCTCAAATTCAGCATGGTCACGAGATTAGCGTACTACTTGGTTGCTCATACATTAGCGATGAAGGAGCTGACCATGAAGAACAGGAAAGCGATAAACGAGTAGAAAAAGTAAACTACCTACTCCCTTTGCTTTACGCTTATGCTAAAACTTTAGCTGATGGAACCGCAGAGTTTCAACACACGCAACTTCCAGAAGAACTTGCTGAAATTCCAGATGAAGTCTGGTTACATAGCAGAAAACTTTTGGAAGAGTTTGCTTTTTCAGTTTTAGTTGGCGCAGTAAGTCAACTAATTGATATGAAGTTATTGCTAATACCAAAGGATAAAAGATGAACAACTCTAACTGGTGGGCAAATAAACTAGCCCAAAATACCCCTCAGCAAGTTCCACAGGGACGTCCTGTAAATAACGTGCCAATGCCACCAAGTCAACAACCGATGGCTCCGATGCCTTCCTTTCAACCGCAGACCCAAACTAAAGCACCGTCCGCTAGTCAGACTGCTCTCTGTCCTGACTGCGGGTCGAACAACTTTATGGCTGTTTCAAATGCAGCGCCACGTTGCTTTGACTGCGGGTATCCCGTCGAGCAGCAGGGTAGTCGTTTTGGTTCGTTGGCTGGTGCACAAGTTCAAGGAGCACCGCAACAAGCGTTAGGCAATAACGCTACAAATAATTACAACCCTCAAGGCATTATTGGAACGATTAACGGATAATTATGGATGGATTTCAGAAAGATTTAAAACGTCATTATGAAACAGGGTTTAATGACGGGTTGTACCATGCTACAGACTTTTTAAAAGGAGTAGCAACAGACTTGACTAACATTTCAAATGGTGAAGAAATTGCAGATGCAGGGTTTCTTATAGAAATTGCAGATGTACTACTAGAAGATTTAAAAAAGGAACACAATGACGATTAACGTTGAAGCCAAAAAAATAATGGCACAGATTAACAAAAAACTAGGGCATGATGCAGTAGTTATTGGAGGAGACATCCGTGCAGACTTACTATCAAGGGTTCCCACTGGGTCTACTACTTTCGACTATATTTTGGGTGGTGGCTTTCCTGCTAATCAGTGGAACGAGCTTATTGGTGAACCATCTCATGGAAAAACGGCAATTGCGCTTAAAACGATTGCAGCTAATCAAGCAACAAATCCAGAGTTCACAACAGTCTGGGTTGCAGCAGAACAGTGGGTCCCAGAGTACGCAGAAATGTGTGGAGTAGACGCTAGTCGTGTAATTGTAATTGAGACCAACATCATGGAAGAAGCTTACGATGCAGTAATTGCTTTTGCCGAGTCCAAAGCTGTAGATGCTATTGTTATTGACTCTTTGCCTGCCCTTATTCCTGGACCTGAGGATGAGAAGAGCATGGAGGAAATGACCGTAGGTCGTGGAGCTCTTCTTACTAACAAGTTTTTCCGTAAAGCTGGCGCAGCTATTAAGCGTAGTCTTACTTAGAATGAACGTCCCATTTTGGGACTAATCATTAACCAATGGCGTATGAAAATTGGAGTAATGCACGGAGACCCTCGCACTACTCCAGGTGGTGTAGGTAAAGACTATGCGTACTTTACTCGTACCGAAGTTCGTAGGAAAGACTGGATTAAGTCTGGTTCAGGTGAAAACGAAGTTCGTGTAGGTCAGCAGATTATTATGAAGACCGTAAAGAACAAAACTGCT